GTGCTCCACATAGAACAATCAATAGAAAGAAATAAACAATGCTGCAGGAATGGCGTATGGTGTTTTGGAACACCATACTGGGGGAAGGGGTGGGGTTTTACAGGAATTTAGATGTTTATGCCAAATTGGGCAAGGAAGGCTCTAGCAGCTGGTGAGAATCCTGATTTAGCCCAGCTTAGCTGCCCAACAGCATTGAAGGCTGCACGGACAGCATCTATTTTTTGAGTCATCCACTGTTCTGCAGTCAATGTGCCGTAGCGCTGGCGAAGGACCTTCCTCATGAAGTTGACATCCATTCCATCCTTCAGCACTCTGTGCATATCAATAACCAAAGGGTAGAATTCAAATGTTTCTAAAAACATTTCAGCACCTGGTGCAAATCCCAGATACATAGTCAGCCCTTCAGTCCAGGTGCAACCTTTCACTTCAGCCAGTGGCATGACAATTTTTTCCATGGCCTCAGCCAATTTAATCTGATTCGTTTTACATTGGTCTGCAACCCATTTTGCTAGATATCCTGAGAGACGATGGAGAGTGAGGGCAGTGTCTGGCACAGGATTTGCTGTGTATTGGGGAAAATGGTTATTAACCAGTGTAAACTTGATGCCACCAAATGTAAGATCAACACTTGGTTGTGCCGTCTTACTGAGTACCATCTTGGCCTTCTTCTGATTGAGGAAGAAGACTCTAACGGTATCGAAATTGAGTTGGGCCCCATGTTTAGCAATAAATGCCACATACCCGACCTCCGGGTTAAACGTAGCGAGATTCCGTTGAGGAACATCTTGGAAAATAAATTGGTTTGCCATTTAAAAGCTTTGTTCTATAGTGGAG